AGCAAAACTAGCATTAAACGCTGGGACGCATATTTATAAGAAGCGTCAAGAGACGAAAATGGCTATGGCGGATGCACAACACATGCACGCTAAAAAAATGGCCGATGGTCAGTCTGAATATCAGGGTAAACTGTTAGAAGCTAGGCAATCAGACTGGAAGGACGAATTCATACTTTTGATTTTGTCGGCGCCAATCGCGGTGCTCGCTTGGGCAGTTATAAGTGAAGACCCAACTGCGATGGATAAAGTTAAATTGTTCTTCGAATACTTTGCAACGCTGCCGACCTGGTTTACAAATTTATGGATCCTTGTAGTTGCGAGCGTTTATGGTATAAAGGGAACACAAATATGGAGAAACGGCGGAGGTAAAAAATAATGCCAAATAAATATCACAGACAAAATTTTAACACGGGTGGTGGAACTGAACTTATTAGAAATTTATTAAGACCTACTTCTAAAAAAGATATTAAAACTCCTGCTCAAAAAAGTAGAAAAAAGACTTTTGAATCTCCTATGAAGAGACAAAGAAAATTAGACACTCTTAAATCAGAGGCAGCTAAAACTGGTGGAAAAGTCATGTCCATGGATGAAATGCAAAAATTAAAAGGTGAGAGTGATAAGTCTTATGAATCAAGAATGAAAAAAGCATTTGAGGCTAAAAAAGGTGGTAGAGCTAAATTAAGATTTGGTGGAAAATCTAATTTACAAAAAATAATAGAGACCTTTGGACCTAAAAAAACCAAAGTTAAAAAAGATAAAAAACCTAAAAAAAGAATGATGGCTAAAGGTGGTTCAAAACCAGATTTTTTAGATTTAGATAAGGATGGTAACACATCTGAGTCTATGAAGAGTGCAGCTAAACAAGCAAAAGGAAAAAATAATGACTAAACTATGTCCAAGAGGTAAGGCCGCAGCAAAAAGAAAATTTAAAGTATATCCGTCGGCATATGCTAATGCCTATGCTTCTAAAATTTGTGCAGGTAAAATCAAAGACCCATCTGGTGTAAAGAGAAAAGATTTCAGAGGTAGCAAAGCTGAAGGTGGATTAATGGAAGCAACTGCTAAATTAAAAAGACAAGGATATCTTAGAGGCGGTGTTGCTAGAGGTTGTGGAAGAATTTTACCAGACAGAAAAAAAGTAACTAAGTACGCATAATGCTATGGCGAAAAACGGACTTGATAAATGGTTTGCTCAAAAATGGGTAGACATAGGAAGTAAAAAGAAAGATGGATCTTTTGCTAAATGTGGAAGATCTAAACAAAAAAAAGATGCAAAACGTAAATATCCAAAATGCGTTCCACTAGCTAAAGCTAGACGTATGACGGAAGGCCAAAGAAGATCTGCCGTATCTAGAAAAAGAGCGGTGGCTCAAGGTGTAGGTGGAAAACCAACTAATGTTAAAACTTTTACTAAAAGAGCAAAAGTAATGGGTGGTGGATTCATGGCTAGACGTATGGGTATGATGTAATGAGAAGAGAATATTCAAAAGGCACAATGCCTCCAAGAAACAAAAAGAACTTCAGATCAACGAAGTCTGGAGCAGGGATGACAAAAGCTGGGGTCGCTGCTTACAGAAGATTAAATCCTGGCTCAAAACTAAAAACAGCGGTCACTGGCAAAGTCAAACCAGGATCTAAAGCTGCTAAAAGACGTAAATCATTTTGTGCGAGATCACTTGGACAAATGAAAAAATTTCCTAAAGCCGCTAAAGACCCTAACTCAAGACTAAGACAGGCTCGCAGAAGATGGAAGTGTTAATATGAGAAAAGCAAAAATGGGTGGCGGTATGATGATGAAAAGACCTGGAATGAAAAAAGGTTCTATACCACCACAATTAAAAAAGTTCGTAATGGCTAAAAAGAAAAAAGCTAAGATGAAGAAGGCTAAAGCATAATGAAAAAAGCTAAAGCAAAAATAAAAAAAGTAATGAAAGGTTTGCAAAAAGCTTCTAAATTACATGCTAAACAAGCTAAAACATTAAAAGGAGTCATAGGTGGCGGATCCAAAAAAAGGAACGGGTAAAAAACCTAAAGGCTCTGGTAGAAGACTTTATACGGACGAAAATCCAAGAGATACCGTCCGTATAAAATTTGCAACACCCACAGACGCTAGAAAGACAGTTGCAAAAGTTAAAAAAATATCTAAACCTTTTGCAAGGAAGATACAAATCCTCACCGTTGGAGAACAGCGCGCCAAGGTGATGGGTAAATCACAAGTCGCTGCTATTTTTAAGAAAGGCAAAGATGCAATTAGAAACCGTCGTAACAAAACTAATTAAGTTCATGAAAGCTAGGTCGGAGGCTCTAGCACTGTCAGTCACTTCAGGTAATATTGACAGCATGGAAAAATATAGATATATAATAGGACAAATAGCTGCTATAGAAGCAGTGCTACAGGAACTCTCTAACCTGCTAGAAGATAAGGAGCAAAATGGAAAAGGAACAGTCATCAATATTGACACCAAAACCAAAAATTGAAGTACCAAACAATTCTTTAGTTGGTGTTAAATCAGAAAAAAAACAAGAACCAAAATTACCAAAGCCGACAGGCTGGAGACTTTTAGTTTTACCTTTCAAGATGAAAGAGACAACTAAAGGTGGATTAGTATTAGCTGAAACTACTTTAGAAAGGCAACAAGTTGCTTCTCAAGTGGGATTAGTTATGGCCATGGGTCCACAATGTTATCAGGATAAAGAGAGGTATCCAGAGGGTCCATGGTGCAAGGAAAAAGATTGGGTTATGTTTGCACGTTATGCAGGTAGCCGAATCAAAATAGATGGTGGGGAAATGCGTCTGCTAAACGACGATGAAGTGTTAGCAACAATTGATAGTCCAGAGGACATCTTGCATGAGTTCTAAACATAGGAAGGAGTAACTATGCCAGAAGAAGAAAAAACAGTACCCATCGATACATCAGGACCTGATGCAGAGGTAAACATTGAAGAAGCAAAAGATGAATCGGTTGTAGAAACCGAAACACCAAAAGAAGAAACAAGTACCACGGAACAAGAAACAACACAAGAAGAGCCAAAAGAAGACGATAGTAAACTAGAAGAATACAGTAAAGGTGTACAAGCTCGTATTGCGAAACTAACTCGTAAGATGCGAGAAGCTGAAAGAAGAGAACAAGCAGCTTTAGATTATGCCAAAGGTGTAGAGGAATCTAGAAAACAATTGGAGTCTAAATTTAAAAAAACAGACTCTGATTATATTAAAAAATTTGAGACTAGTATTCAAACAGGTTTAGAGGCAGCACAAAAAGAATTAGCTGCAGCGATAGAGTCTGGTGATTCTAAAGCTCAAGTTGAGGCTAATAAAAGAATTGCTACACTCGCTTTTGAGAATGCAAAACTTGAACAAGTCAAAGAAGGACAAGAGAAGGTAGGAGAGGAAAAACCAACAACACCATCTCAAGTGCAAAATACCCCAAATGTTACACAACAAATGAATAATCCTGATCCTAGGGCAGAAGCTTGGGCATCAAAGAATCCATGGTTTGGAACAGATAGGGCAATGACTTATACTGCATTTGAGATACATAAGGATCTTACTGAAAAAGAAGGGTTTGATCCTAGCTCTGACGAGTATTATGAGGAAGTTGATAAAAGAATACGAATTGACTTTCCGCATAAATTTGGTAAAAATGAGACTAAGCAATCGACCGCCCCTGTTCAGACAGTGGCTTCAGCTACAAGAAGCGTAAAGCCTGGTCGCAAAACTGTGAAACTCACTTCTTCACAAGTCGCAATAGCGAAAAAATTAGGAGTGCCACTCGAAGAGTACGCAAAACAACTAAAAAACACGGAAGGAGCGTAACATGGAAAAAGATAAAAACACTTCTCGTGCGAGCCAAACACGGTCTAAATCTGAAAGACCAAAAGTGTGGGTTCCACCATCTTCTCTAGATGCACCCCCTGCACCTGATGGATTTAGGTACAGATGGATAAGAGCAGAAAGCGTTGGCTTTCAAGATACGAAAAACATAACTGGACGAATTAGAGAAGGTTATGAATTAGTTCGTGCTGAAGAAGTCGAGAACGCATCTGATTATCCTGTACTTGATGAAGGTAAATACAAGGGAGTGATTGGGGTAGGTGGCCTTCTACTTGCGAAGGTACCCGAAGAGATTGCGAAGCAGAGACAAGAGTATATGGCTAATCGTCATAAACAAAGAAACGAAGCGGTTGAAAACGATCTAATGAAGGAGCAAGACCAGAGGATGCCGATCAATGTTGAGAGGCAGTCTCGTGTAACCTTCGGTGGTACTAAAAAGTAATTTTAAATATCATCGGATTAAAACTAACATTGGAATAGGAGAAAACTATGGCAAATAGAAACAGCGCTGGCTTCGGTTTAATTCCTGCAGGCAGATTAGGTGGTGGACCATCTATTCAAGGTCAAGGAAAATACAAAATCGATGCTGGTCACAGTACGACTATTTACAATGGTGAATGTGTTAAAATCTCTAGTGGTTATGTAGTGGGCGGAAATGGTTCTGCTGCAGATATCATAGGTGTTTTGAACGGAATATTCTTTAATGCGGCTGACACTTTGAAGCCGACATTTTCGAACTTCTACAAAGCAACTATTACACCAGCTAACAGTGAAGACACAACAGCCTTTGTAATAGATGACCCTTTCCAGCAATACGTGGTTGCGGCGGATGATGCAACTGGAGTAACAACATTTCTAGAAACGTATGACATGAACGCATCAGCAGGTAGCGATACTACTGGTAAGTCATCGTCTACACTAGACATAGCGACTACTTCAGCTAACGGTAAACAATTTAGAATGTTAAGATCAGCAGAGGATCCTGAAAATGAGGATGCTACTGCAGCTAGACATTCTGTAATCGTTGTATCGAATCTAAATTCGTTCAACGGCCACAATTAATAGGAGCAATTAGACTATGGCAATATCAAGATCACAGCTAGTTAAAGAACTAGAACCTGGCCTGAATGCACTATTTGGGCTGGAATATAAAAGGTATGAAAATCAGCACGCTGAGATTTATACTAACGAAAACAGTGACAGAGCTTTTGAAGAAGAAGTAATGTTATCTGGTTTCGCTAATGCACAGGTGAAAGGTGAAGGATCAGGAGTATCTTTTGATTCAGCACAAGAAACTTTCACAGCTCGTTACACTCACGAGACCGTAGCTTTAGCATTTGCTATCACAGAAGAAGCTATCGAAGATAATCTCTACGATAGACTTGCTGCTAGATACACAAAAGCTTTAGCAAGATCTATGAGCAATGCAAAACAAGTAAAAGCTGTTGAGTTATTAATCAACGGTTTACCATCAACTGCTACATTTAAATCAGGCGATGGTGTCGCTTTGTTTAGCACAGCTCACCCTACAATAGCAGGTACTTTTAAAAATACCTTATCTACGCAGGCGGATCTTAATGAAACTTCATTAGAACAATCATTAATTGATATTAATGCATTTACTGATGAGAGAGGTCTTAGAGTTGCAGCAAGAGGGATAAAAATGATTGTCCCTTCAGAGCTTCAGTTTACAGCTGAGAGATTATTAAAATCTCAAGGTAGAACTGGAACAGCTGACAATGATATTAATTCAATCGTATCTATGGGTATGGTTCCTCAAGGTTATAGAGTGAACAACTACCTAACTGATACAGATGCGTTCTATATCATGACAGACGTACCAAACGGTATGAAAATGTTCACAAGAGCTCCGTTGACAACTGCAATGGAAGGTGATTTCGACACTGGCAACGTAAGATATAAAGCTAGAGAAAGATACTCATTTGGAGTATCAGACCCTAGAGGTATCTTCGGTGTAGAAGGTGCGTAATACTTAATTTATGGGGCAGCCTTAAAACTGCCCCATTTAATTTTTAGAAAGGAAAAATGCACTCAAAACATTTCAAAGTAAAAATATTCGCTTATCAACATCAAACAGAATTCAATATATATTGTCTCGACGGACCCATAG